TTTGTTACTATGTCAAGTCTTTCGTCTTTTATTTCTTGTGGTATCTCAACTGCTCTTTCAGCAAGTCTTGTAACATACCAATCAGTAGGCGATAATAATTTACCGGCTTCTGTTTTAATAGCTTGTATCTTACTTGCTTTTAACTCTGCAATATCATAGTTAGGTTTTGTTTCAATAACATTTCCTTCTTCGTCTAATATATCGTGTGTACCCTCTAAGTCAATAGCAACTACATTATAAGTAAATACCTTTTTCTTTTTATCAAAGAACATAGCAGAAAGCCTTTCACTAACCTTGTCGTATTGCGGTGTAACTACATCGTAGAAACCAAACTTTTTAGGGTCAGCTACTTTTCTAAAGTTTAAGTGTAAACCGTTCTCGTCTTCCCATACGTTAGGAAGCCTTCTAAATGTCTTAATGTTTCCGTTAATTTCTATTGCTTTCATATTATATCGCTTGTGAAATTGATAACCAGTAATCTGCAGGCGCAGCTACTATTACTTGAATTAAATTGCTTACTGCTCCGTTGTATGTTCCTGCTACTACTTTAGTTCCTGCGGGAAAAGTAGGTGCAAATGAACCTGTTATAATTAAATCTTTAACCATTCCAACTTGTGCGTTGCTAAATGTAAATGTAGTGTCTGCCGTTAGCGTTTTACTAAAAACTTGTGCAATACTAAAATCTACATCAGAAGCACCAATTCCAGCAGTTGCCGTAAATTCATTTGCTAACTTAGCGTATGTTACAGAATCCGCTAAAAGGTATTCATTTGTAGAACCCTCTGCAATATCGTCTGAATCCAAAACAACTACCCCTGTGGCGCCATTTACTGAATCTACTGGAGCGGTTGAATCAATCCAATTTGTACCAGTACCGGTACTAGATAGCACTTGCCCGTTTGTTCCTAAATCGTTGCTAGTATCTCTAATACCGCCAATAGCTTTTACAGTTCCCTGCGCTACTATATTACCGTTTGTGTCTAATGAAACACCGGAGCCATTACCTAAGCCGTCTGTTATTTCTTTACCGTCCGCGTTTAATACGTCGTTATCGGTAGTTTTTAGCAGTCCGTCATAAGTACTGCTTATTGTTTGTCCTGTTAAAGTCGCCATATATTATTTTTATTTATGTATTGTCCCAATTAGTACCTTGGTCTTGCCAAGCATTAACCTGGTCTTGCCAAAAATCACTAATTATAGTTATTGTTTTTTGTATTATTCTCGTTAAATTATTTCCTATGCCTAGCATAACATTACCTTAAATAAGCAATCACTTTACCGCTTGTAACGCTAACATCTTCAAAATTACCATAAATAGCCTGGCCAGCAGATAGCGATAAACTTGTAATAGTTGTATCTCCGCCGTCTGTGCTATTTGTCATACTAATAACACAATCTGCTAAAACTTGTATGGCAGCAAAATTCTCATTTGCTACGCTAGTTTCGCCACTACTTAAAATTCTAAGTCCATAATCGCCAAAAGAAGCCCTTTGAAATACGCTAGTATATTGCAATTCGTTTGCCATAAATCTATTTTTTTACAAAGTTAAGCAAAAAGCTACAACTTAATTTTAAGCAGCAATAGGTTTACAATAACCGAAAACACTAAAGATAATACTAACCAAACAGGCGTTCTGTATTTAACCTTTAATGTATCGCTTTTTTCTTTAGTATCGACCGTTTTACTTTCGTAGCGTTTCTCAATACTTTGTACTATGCTATCTAGGTTAATATTAGCCTCTATAACGTTGTTTTTTGATTGTATGGTAATTGTACCTTGCGCAGTTCTTAAACGCTCTTTAAATGGCTTTAAAATGCCTAAAGAATCGCAAGGGCTTTCGATAAGTATGGTGTCGTTTACCGCTTTGGTAACTATGCGGTCTTTAGTAAGTATAATTGTATCATTTACAATAACCTCTTTAGTTTGGGTAACTATTTTTTTGGCGGTGCAACTTGTAAAGAGTAGTAATATTAATATGCTATATTTCAGCATTACGTTTGGCTTTGTTTTTTATAGTTAAATCAAAACCATTAGGCGCTACTTTTAATAGCTTTTGTAATGTCGCTTTACTGTTAGTTACATCTTTGTAACTATCCGCGTTTAAATCGGCTAATTTTTCGCCTACTAATACGCAACCCCTCGTTTGGTCTTTGTAGTTTCCAATATGTATAAGAATAAAAGAACGACCGGGAACGTCTTGTATATGGAAATGCTTATTGTATTTAGCGCTTTGCCTAGGCGCCACTTTATAATCTCCTAATGGTATGCAGCTTTCGTTCTTTTTATTAGCGTTCCAGGGCAGTTCTAAAGTCTTACAACTAAACAACTTTTTACCTTCGTCGTCTTTTATTACTAAACTCCCAAGCGTTTGTAAATCCTGCTCTAATTCCCTTGTTAAAACTGCTTCCATATTAAAACTTTTTGTCCTTATTGTTTTTTATTATACTTCTTAGGCCGTCAATAATAGTGTCTGGCGCAAATAAGAAGCCAATACCTATAATTAATAAAATAGCAAATTGAAATACTTTACTGTCTTGAACTACAAATATATAAGCAATACCAGCGCCTATAATTAATAAACCTAGCAAAGTAGTTTTCCAACTAGCGACTATGTTTTTCATAAAAAAATTAAATTATATATACCACCGATAATACCAGCAGCGCAAACAACTGTCAAAAAAATAAGCGTATATAATTACCGCCTTATTTATCATTTTTTGTTTTTCTAACAATACCGTTTTTAACAATAGTATTTTTACCTGCCTTAAAAGGTTCGTCTGCCTTTTTATTTTCGGCCGCATTTAAGTTTTGGTTTATACGCTTTTGTATTTTACGCTCCTCGTTTATTATCCACCACTTTTGCAAAGTGTAGCCAATAGCGACCGCAGTAAGCATAATTTTTAAAATAATATCAATTTGCATAAAGTTAAAAGCTAAAGCAGTCGTATTCAAGGCGTAAATTTTCAAGTCAGTAATTGTAGTCATTAGATTATAGTTATCATTATATTGTGCATCTCAACTTGAGAATTACTAGAAGTTTTTAACTGTATGTTTAGTCCAGCAGTTTGCATTGCCGCATCTTCAACGTAAACCATATTTGTAATACTGTAATGGTGCGTTCCACTAGCAAATTTCATTTCAGTAGTAAGCAGTTGCATAGTATGGCCACCGCCTATTAACTGACCTTGTAAAATGGTATTATTAGAAGTTTGTACAATTTCAAAATCTACTTTTATTAAAACAACCTTCCCAACTGCAACCTCGCTTAAATCAATTTTAGAAGTGGCGCTATTCCATAAACTACCGGTTACATAAGCTGGCTTATATACTTCCGTTGTGTGTTCGCCTTGCTTATCGTTAGTTATGTTTGTCCAGGTGTCAGCAGATAATACAATAGGCGTTGTAAGCGTTGCTACATCTTCATAATTAGCAAAGCCACCTTTGTCGTCATAAATAGCGTTTACGCTAGTTTTTATTTCGTTTAGGTCGGCAGCTTTTACCTTATTAATATCCGGTAATGCACTTACTACATTATCTACTTTATTTGTATATGTTATTTTGCTCATATCTTAGCTTTGTAATTCTGTTTGTATTTCGGCTTGCAGCCCTCTAGTCGTTCCTAATGGCTCAACTCTATTAGATAACTCTAAGACCGCCCTATAATATGTATGGTCCTTTAAATCGTCTGTTAGGTACGTTACGCCTTCATTTACGCTTGTATATACTTTAAAACCATACTCCGACAAATCTAAATAACCTGCCGACCTTGTACGTAGCAAAGATAATATTTTTGAAATTGCCAAGTTGCAATCTAATTCGCCACCATTGTCGCCATTAAACCTTGTAACCACCTCAACACGCGTAAGCAATTCCATTGTTAGGCTGCTTTGGTTTTGGTCTATTTCGTTATTAGAAACGCTATAAACTAAAATATAAGGCGCTACGGCATTGCTAGGCACCCTGTTATAAACTTGCAAAGCCTGGTTATTTAAAAGCACCTCGCCAGTAAGTTTTTCTATTATCGCCTTGCGTAAGTAATGTATCGCTTCTAGCATTATTTTGTCGCTTTTTTAATTGTTCTGTCTAATCTTAATAAAAGGTTTTTTAACGCCTTTCTAGCACTACTATAAAAGTATGGCCTTGCTGGTAGGTTTACTTCTTTAACGCCTTTACCTTTAAATTGTGCGGCATAGCTTGGCGGTATTCCAAGTTCCAGCATATCGTCCAAATTAACTTTGCGCCCAGTCCCAAATTCTACATAAGGGCTATATGGCGCTTTGCTAAATACTTCTATATAATTAGCACCTACTTTTTGTAATCCTATTTCGTTTCGCAAATTACCAGTATCTGCCGGCGCACTACGCTTGGCAGTACCTACAATATCAAAAGCAGTTTTTCCTAACTCATTGCTAAAATCTTGCTTACTTAAATATTTCAATTTAGTTAGCTTTTTATCTAGCAACGCCAGGGACGCCTTGTCTATTTTTGCGTTAATCAATTTTAGTGGCTTTTAATTCAGTATAAAAATCTAGTACGCTATCAAATTTAGAATTTACTCTATATTCGGCAGCATCGGTACCAATCGTAATAACATCGCCTAAATTTACTTTTTCAGCAGTCTTTTTACGCATTGTTATTTGCACTTCCAACTCCAAAGACCTTTTGCCATTCTCTTGGCTTATTTCGCCAGATAACTGCTTTACATCGGCCCATACAGAAACGTTATAATCGGAAGTATTTTGCCACCCACCAAATTCGTCTTGTACTCGCGTTGTTTTCTTTATTGTAACACGGCTATTTAGTTTCCCAGCTTGCATTAAATAAACATTGTTTTATATCCGCTTAATATGCTTTTTACATTTGTTGGTATTTCGTTTACCGCCTTACCAATTTCAAAGTCCGCTCTATTGTCGTAGTAATTAGATACCATTTGTAAAAGCGCTTGTTTTATAAGCCCGTCGTTTAAGCCTGCCGTTGTATATGTAACTTTAACATTGCTGCTAGGCCCACCGTCCAACTCAATACTTAAATCGTCCAATCCATATTCTGTAAATGTTGCAGCTTCGCCTTCAATAGTTACACCTGTAACCGTAGCAATAGGTGCAAAAGGTAAATCAAATAAACCAGAAGTATCGGATAGGTAGTAAGTTCTGTTTTTAGCCACTATATCGCGACTAATATAATTCTCGCACCAAATGCGGGCCTGGGTAATCATATTAGTAATAATAGCATCGTCATCTGTGCTATCTATACGAACGTAACTCTTAACGTCGGCAGCAGTTATTATCTCGTTGCCTAGTAAACTATTTATTTTAATTTGACGCATAGCTTATTTCTTTTTAGTTCTACGCTTACGAGGCGTTTTATCTTCTTT